CAGTCATAGAAGTCGTCTATCGAGGCCACGTCCAGCATACCGGAGCCGCTGATCTGCGCCGACAGGCCATCCTTTTCGGTCTGCTGCCACGCCGGGGCCGCCGGGTCCGAACAGTCGGGGATGATGTCGGTCGTCGTGGTCGAGGAGAACGTGATCCCCCGATCCGTGTTGATCAGGCAGGGATGCGCGAAAACCTCCGGCGTCGCGCCGTTGCCAATCTGGATCAGTAGCTTCTCGCCGCTGATCACGTCCACTTGGGCCATGTCATTGCTCCATAGCAAAATGGCCCCGCAAAGGGGGCCGGTGTGATCCGCGCGAGGCGGTGTCTCTAGGTAAGGGGGGCCAGCTCGTAGCGAAGCTGGACGATGCCCCGGCTCGTCAGCCCATCAGCCTCGCGGCTCGTCCGGGCGCTCTGGACTTCAAAGGTCACAACCTCGAACCCGGTTACAGTCAGGGCCGCATCCAGCAGGCGCGTCAGCCCGGCCACGATGCTGCGGCACTCAACCGTGCCGACCGCCCGCGACCATGCGTCAATCTGGACGAACACCTCGACACCCTCGTGGCATTCGTCATCGCTCGGCACGCTTTGCATCGGCCCGAACGAACAATAGGGGAACGTCGCCGTCACAACCCCGGCGCTGTTCGTCGGCACCTTGTCGTAAATGCGATCACCGATCACAGCCCCGAGCCCCACGTCCGCCTTAACGGCGGAGACGATGGCGGCCTGAAGCGGAAGCTGGGCGTCGATCCGCACCGAATCCCGAAGCTCGCCGGGGTTCTTGTCCTGACTGACAGGGGCGATGGCCCTCATCTGCGCCACCAGCTCGTCAGCCGACTTGTTCACCATCTTGACCGCAGCGGCACGGGCTTTGGCAGGCATGGCGTCCAGACGACGGCGCAGGCGCTCCAGACCCTCAATCCCTCTAGCCACCCGCGACCCCGCTTTCCAAGGCCATCAGACGCCAGCCGTTCTGCCCGGTCATGTCCTCATTGAACCGCACGTTGAACGCCCGCCCCGTGCGAACATCCACCGCAAGATCGCCCGTCCCGACATTCCGGGTTCCGGCGTCCGAGCGAACCCAGAAGTCAAACATCGCCTTGCCGGTCAGACGGGACGCCTGAACGTCCTCGCCGCCGCGCGTCGGCTTCAGTTCACCGAACCGCTCAACCCCCAGGTCAACCCAGCCGCCTTCCTCGTTTCCGAAGGCGTCAACCACCGTCGAGCGGCGCTGAAACTTGATCCGGGCATTCAGTTTTCGCGTCTGCATCCGGGCCTCGCTTCGGGGCTTGCGACCGCACCGCCGCGCCAAGGGCCAGCGCCCGATCAGCGCACTCGCGAGTCACGTTGAAGGTTCCAACCGGATAGGCCACCGTCACGCGGCGATCCGCCTCCGGGGCGAAGTCAAACGCCCGAACAAACCGGACCCACATCAAACGGTCTTCAGCACGTAGGGAGCGATCAGAGCGCCAACCGCCACAGGCAGGTCGCCCCCCTCGGGGTTGTCGTAGAGATGCCGGACCAGCAGGCAAATCGCAGCCCGCAGGGGATAGGGCACGTCATCCGCATCCCATCCGGCGTCAAAGGTCACAGACACCGCACCGACCTGCGCCCGCGCATCCGGCCACTGATAGTCATACGCCGGGGTCACAAACGATCCGAGCGCATCGCGCTTCAGGACGTAGTTCGCCGGGGCAATCGTTTGCGTCGCGCCGCTCACATCCAGATAAGTCACACCCACCACCGCCTCGGCAGGCATGGGAAGCCGCAGCGTCGGCGCGAAGCCGTCAAAATCCTGCCGCCACGTCTGGTCCACAAGAGCGCGCCCCAGCACGCCCGACCAGCCGTCCAGATGCTCCGTCGCCGCCTTGATCAGCAGCGTGATCCGCTCGTCGCGGTCGCTCGCCAGTTCATCCAAATGGACCTTAACCTCAGCCAGCGTCACCGGCCGTTCAGCCGGGGCGACCGTGCGGACGGGCGCGTGCATCACTTGGCCTTCGCCTCGGGCGCGCGCTTGCTCGCCGCCTTCTCCGGGGCGTGGCGAACCTCAGCCCCATGCACCGGCCAGCGCTTTGCCCACTGACCAGTCTCCGGGCTCTTGACCCGGACCTTGCGATCTTCAGCCATTCAAGCTCTCCGAAAAGACGGGGGCCGCCAGTCGAAACCAGCGACCCCAAGGCTCCGAGCGAGGATTACGAAGCCGCGATCTTCAGCAGCTTGATCGCCTGGCTGTTCTTCACACGGCCGCCAACGCGCTTGCGGACGTAGAACTTGACGTAACCGGGCGTGGTGATCTCGTCGCGGGTGATACGCATCCCCGCGAGGTCAACGATCAGATAGCCCTCGCGGAAATCACCGAAGGCCAGCGGGAAGGCGTTCGCGCCGACGTTCGGCATGTCCTCGGCCTCAACCACCTCATAGCCGAGGAAGGTCGAGGGCACGCCCGCCTGAAGCGACGGCTGCCACAGATACTGACCTTGACCATCCTTATACTTGCGCAGGCCGGCGAGGGTCAGCTTGTTGCACATCCACCGGGCGTTGCCGCGATAGGTGGCGCGCAGCGAATGCACAATGTCGATAAAGGTATCGACACTGGTGGGCATGGCCGACGCGCCTCCCGAGGCGATGAACTGGAGAACACCGAACGCGCGCGAGGCGTCCGCCGTGCTAACCGGAGTACCGTTCAGGAAGCCGGTCGGGCGCTTCGTGCCGTTGCCCGAAACGAAGGCCGCGCCCTCACCCTTGGCAATGGCCTCACCAGCCGACGCGATCAGCCACTCCTCGACATTGAAGAACATGTCATTGAGCGACTCCTCCGACGCCTTCGGATAGGCATAGGCCATGCCGAAGGTCGGGGCGACCTCTTGAAGCGTGGCGGTGTCCGTCTCCGGGCGAGCGTCGGTCTCACCGACCCAGCCGAAGGTCGAACCGCCAACGTCCACCAGTTCCTTGTAGTCCGGAGAGCCCGCCGTCACGACGCGCGCCACCGAACGAACCGGGGAGATGTCAACGCCGAAGCGCGAAATCTCTCGGGAGATGACTTCCGGTACCGCAAAGCCGCCAGCGCCGCCGGTCAGGGTGTCAACAGCGCGACGCTCCAGGCCGGATTCCTTGTGGCGAAGCTCGGTCTGGCGCTGATGGTCGGCCGGGTTGCGGAGCCAGTTGACAAAGGCGTCGCGGTGTTCGCGCTCGGCCGGAGTGATCTGGCGCTTCTCGCCCGGCATCGGCTCGCCGCCGGGGCGGGCCTGACGGGTTTCGATCTTCTCCAGACGACCCTTGATCTCCTCAAGGCGCGAAAGCTCGTCGCTGATGCGGGCCAGCTTCTGTTCGGTTTCCGCCGAAGTAGCTCCGGCCTTCTTCATCTCGGCCAGAGCATTGTCATTGGTGGCCTTGTGCTCTTCGAAAGCACGGCCGATCTTTTCGATGGTTTCGGTCAGATTGATATCGGACATGGTCTTGTTCCTATTTGGTCAGGGAGGCGAGCAGCCGTTCGGCGGCCCGTTGGGCTAGGGCGGCCGATTGCGCGGCCTCTCGCCGCTCCTCGCCCATCCGCATGACGCGAGCGACGAATGCCGTCGCGTCGGCTTTCGAGAACCCGGCCTCTCGCAGGGCTTTCTCTGCATCCTTCGGCGCGTCGATCTCATCGACGCTCTTGACGCCGGTCACACGCGCCTTGCCGTTGGCCGGGAACGTCACCAGCGACACTTCCCAAAGCTCAATGTCGGTCAGGGTCCGCACGTCGGCTCCCCGATCATGCTCCCACTGGCGCGCGAAAAACCCGATAGACAGGCCGTTCAACGCGCCCATCTTCAGCAGCGAGTGAGCCTCGCGGCCCCGTTCGGTGTCCAGCGCCAGACGCCCCGACACCTTCAGGCCGCGCGCGTCCTCGCTCATGGCGGTCCAGATGCCAATCGGCTCGTCCGCCCGGTGCTGCCACAGCAGGGCGGGCATGGTCCCGGCCGCCGCGTGTTCATCCAGCGACGCCTTGAAGGCCCCCGGCAGGATCACGTCGTCGTAACTGTCGCGGACACCAAAGACGGAGCCATAGCCCTCGATCTCGCCCGTATCCCCAACCGCGCGAACCTCAAGGGCGAACGCCCGCTGAAGCCGCGCGCCGTCAGCCCTCGTTTCCAGAAGACGCATCGTCACCCTCCTGTGAGGACTGCACGCCAGTCATGTTCAGCGGCGTTAGCGGCTCATCCAGACCGGGGAGGGGGTCTTTGCCCTCCTCATCCCGAAGCTCGTTGCGGGTATAGATGCCCATCTCGGCCATCGTCCGCGCCCAGACCGCACGATCCCTCATAGACCCGGCCCCCAGGTATCGAGTGTCAAACTCGCAGAACAACGGACCCTGACCGTCCAGCACGAACTCATCGAGCCGCTGAACCCACATCTGGTGCCACGGGGCCAGCGTGTGCTTCAGGTGCGCCGCAAAGAACGCCTCCGACGATGCGAACGTCGCCGTCTTGTCCGAACTGCCGACCATGATCGGGAACACGCCGAACGCCCGGCAAATCTCCTCGATCTGGAGACGCCGCGTCTCGACATGCTGCATGTCAACGCCGGTCGGGCTGACCGCCGAAAACTTCCAGTCGCCATCCAGAACGGCAGTCCCGCCCCGCTTTGACGTTTCATAGGCCCGCCATGCCGCCTTCAGCCGCTCGATAGCCTCCGGGGACGCCTTCCCGGAGGTCGAAAGGATGCCGCTAGGACGCCCGCCGTTGACGTGTAAAAGCTCGTGGTGGCGCTCAGCCGCAATCGACAGGCCGATGGCCGAGCGGGCCAGCTCCAGCGCGTCCAGCCCCTTGACCGCATCCCATTGCCAATTCGGCAGGTGAAACACGTCATCAGGGCCGAAGTCCCCGATCACGCCCCACTCGTCAGAGACGCGATAGACCACCTCGTAGCGGCCAACGCGCTCAATCGTGAAGTTACCCGGCTTGACCGGAATAAGCTCCCGGACCCGGTTCCCCGCCTTGACCTTCACCGCCAGCGCGTTCCCCGTCAGGGCCGCGTGCATGGTCATCGTCCGGCGAAACTCGAACGACGTCTGCCACTCGTTCGGCCGCCGGTTCAGCAGGCGGAACTCGGGAATGTTCGTCGCAAGCTCGCGCGTGCCATCCCGGCGCTCACGAAAGACGTTGAGCGAAGGCGTAGCGCAACCGTCCGCAATGACCTTCACACACGCCAGCGCCGTCGCGCTTCGCATCGCATCGGTCAGCCCCACCGGGATGACAGACGACAAAGCCCCAAAGCCACGGTCAATCGCATCCGCCAGGCGATCAACCGAAACGCGGTTCCGGCGCGAAAGCGCGTCCAGCAGGCCCATTAGAGAACCACCTTGTGATCAGGACCGCGCCCCCGCGCGTCTCAACCTTCGCGTTGCCGACACACCAGGCCATCATCCGGGAACCGGAGTGCCGCAGCGTGCCGTTCTTCAGCTTCAGCTCTACGCCCCATGTCGCCGGGGACAGGGCAGAACCCTGACGAACCGCCGCCAGCATGTCGCCTTCAATCCCGCGCGTCGCCAGTTCATCTACCAGCGGAGCCACGCCCCACGGGTCAATGCCGACGCCATGCTGATCAGGCATCAAGCCCGCATCGCGCACCGTCTGCACAATGTCCGCCGCTTCCCGAATGGGAAGCAAAGGGTCATCCGTGATCGTCAGGTCGCCCGCGCGCGCAAAATCCCGCAGGACCGACGCAATCTCCTTGCGGCGATCGAGCACGTCGTCGTGCGCCCATGCCTTCGTCCAGCACAACCAGTCCCGCGTCGTGCGACACCTGCCGATTACGCCGACGCCGAACAGGTCATCCAAACCGCCGCCGTCGATACCGACCACCGCCACCTCGGACCGCACCAGCAGCTCCGGCAGGCTGACCAGCGTCGGGTCGGCCGCGCCCTCCCAATAGTCCGCGCCCGGCCAGCGATCATTCGCCAGCTTCAAGCCGATCTCGACGTTCAGGTGCTTGGCGAGGAAAACCTGAAGCTCCCCGCCCGTCGCGTCCTGAACCTTCCTTAGCTCGTCCTCCAGCCACGATGCGCTAACGGAGCGCCCGATGTTCGGGTTCGTGACGTAGAAGTTGCCCGGCTCCAGATACGCCTTGCTCTCCACCATCGCAGGCGGAAACTCATACAGCACCGGGAGCGACTTCGGGTCGTTGACCTCGCCGTCCCTGACCCGACGAAACGAAGCATCGAATCCGCCTTGGCGTTCTTTCCGAACAGCCAAAGCTCATCCACCAGGACGAAAGCCGCCTTCTTGCCCGACACCGTCTGGTCGTCCGCCGCCACCACCTTCAGCGTCGCGCCCGTCACCTTGTGAGTGATCGTCCGCGTATGCTCCTGAACGTGGAAAATGCCCCCCTGCCCATAGTCAAGCTCAGGGTCCGCCTTGATCATGTCCCGCGCGGGCTGGAAAGCGTTGCTCGCCACCTCAATCGTCGGGGCGAGGATCAAAAGCTCAGCCGACTTGCGCCAGTTGAGGATCGCCGCCGTAACCATGATCCCGGCCGCGATCGTCGATTTGCTGTTCTTCTTCGACACGCAAAGCAGGAACTCGCGGATCAGCCTCTCGCCAGTGTCGGGGTTCTCAGCCCCGAAGATCGCCGCGACGAAATCGAAAACCCACTGACCGCAAGCCTCCCCGAACGTCGGAGACCCCGGCGCGTCAACCATCCGAAGCGCCTTGAACGTCGCCAGGGCGTGCTCGGCCAGATCAGGAAACAGCGGCGGCGGGATAATCGACTGACGCGAAACCAGCCGATCCGCCCAATCCGGGCACGCCGTCGAAACCGGCATTAGCGCGTGTTATCGACTGCCAGCTTCGGAGCCAGCCGAGGCGCAAACCGCCCAGCCGCCGCGACTTGCTCCGCACCAGCCTGCCGCTGCTCCTTCTTTCCCGGTGCAACCGCATCCGCCTTCGCATGAACGAACGGGGCCGCCGCAATCGCCATCCGGTCCCGGCGCGCCTCGTCAGCCGCCTCGTCATTCATAACCGCCAGCATGTAGCTCAACGGGTCCAGACCAGCCCGGCGAGCCTCAACGCTCACCTCAGACGGCACCTTCAC